GGCCTCTACTATGAAATTGTGCTTAGATATCCCTCTCTTGGTGACAACTCAAACTAATTTTGGTTAGTACCTTTCACATTCCTTCAAACCAATGCAGAACTTCATGTTTATAATAAATCCTCTCTCTTAACATCTTTAATAGTTGCCGTTCTTCATTCAACACTTGCTCATCACTCATATTGTATTTATCAGCCACAGCTGATCTAATACTATCCACATCATACCACCGCATTGGCTGTATAGGTAAATTCTGAGTTTTAATCTCTCCCATCACTTCTGGAGTAGCTCCCAACATCATGTAGTAAGACATCGCCCTAGCCAAAGCATTGTCTGATGTTATTTCGCTCACTCCATTTGGGCATTCAAATCTTCTTCTTAACCTGACTACGTCCGGACCCAATGAGCAATTCCCTTCTTGTGTAATACAAGCTATCATACAGCAAAATGTACCGTGAGTGTTACTTACATGTGGTTTGCACATCATATTGTGTTTTATTTTCGTTTCATTGTTTAGCTTACTCACATCCACATTTGCATTGCTGAACATCAATCCGTCATCACCTAGCACTAAAAACAATCTTAAATTGTTCCCTAAGCTATTCACCAATTTTCTGTGCACCAACATGTTCGTGATTGCATTTCCTAAAGCAGTTGTCGCTTGACCTGTTAACCGCATAGCATCTCCTTCTCCTCTAACCGATTTTGATTTGTATTTCCAATTAAAATGACTATTGTGCCACAGAGTTATAACGTCTTCATGCACGCCCAATAGTTTGTACAATGCCATTTCAAATCTGATGATTTCATGATCGGTTTGTTTGTCTTGTTGAGCCAAGTCGTTTTCCAAGAGATATTTCACTCCTGTTGTTAGCCTCACCCTGGCTGACAACTCATCCGCTCTCAACCCATCAGAATAAACTATGTTGGGTTTGAGCACTTGTTTTAGTCTAACCTTTGCCTCTTTGAATATGTGACTAAATATTGCACAATACCCTTTGCACTGCCATAGCAATGCTCTTGCTTTTACCTGTTTTAAACTATTGGCTGGTTCAGATTTCAACAGTGATTCCAATTTCAGGTGAACATTTAATCTGTTAATAGCATGCAATTGCATTCCCTCTTGCAAAATTACCTCCAACTCGGCTGCAACTTTGTTACTGTCTGGCCTGTCCCGCAACCAATCTAATACTTTTGCATCACTATAAGTTAATTTATTTTGTGTGAAAGATGCCAATATGTCTGCTTTACTTGCATCAAAGTAAGTGAAAACAAACTTTTGCAACTCTTTCGCCACATTGTAATTCTGTCTTCTATAAGTTGTAATGTTGTGCAATCTTCCTGTTATGGCATTAAACTCCTGGTTTGCCGCTTTTGTTAAGACTGGTCTGCTATAAATTGGATATTGTACCATCGTATACTTATTAGTGACTTTCAATTGAGTGGCAGGTATGGTTGATTTGACAATCGCCTCATTTTTCGGGCAAAATTTCTCATTCCAGTCTGAAAAATCAGTGTCCTCCCATAGACTCATTATGTCATAGCTTGCAATTTCCACAGTTGCTATTTCATTGTCAACCACATTTGACCACTCTCTCACTGCCACATATGGCATGTTTGATGCATCACCTGTGTCACCTCCTGGCATGCTCCACCCTGAAAAATCACTGTGAGTAACACCATGGCTTATCAATGCTTCCGTGTTAATTTGCGTGAATCTTGTAGCATCGAACTTCGTTTTTGGCTTCTCAACTGTTACTGCATCCCACCAGCGAGACACACTGTTTTGCTTAAAATCTCCAGCAAATTTCCAGAACTCTGGTTCATCCACTCCACCCGCTTTTCGGTTAACCATCACCTCCAGAGTCACACATAGGTTTCTATGGATCAATGCTGGCGGGTCGTATTCCATCTCAACCTTGACTATGTTTGTTAATTTTGTTGTAGACCTACCAGGTTGAATCATTATTCTGACTTGACTGTGCTCAACATTCACATTTCCCAATACGTGTTTAGGATTTACATCATTTCCGTGCTCTTGCAAAAACTTGTCAAGTGTTGTCCACTGGGAATACTTGGTCAGCACATCGTCTACATGAGGGACTTTTCCACCACTTGCACCCATGTATGTGGCCCACTCTTCCAAGCATTGTTGTTTGATTGGTTGCAATGTGTGCATTGCAATGTACACGCAGTTTCCTTCCACAACATAGCTCAGTTCACTGCTATTTGCTACTGCCGTGAATGTCAATCTTTGTGCTTGGTTTGAGAACTCCAATGCCACTTTGTGCTTTCCTTTATGAATCATATGGCGCAATGGCATCTCCCTATTTGTGATTTTGTTCCATAGTTCTGCAGTCATTTCAAAACCTAATCCAATGGTTTTTTCTGGACCCATCTTAGTCAAAAATTCTCTATCATCATATTTGTGGTGTGCTCTGTTGTCATATTCATACACAGCCACTAAATCACAGGTGTCATCCTGTATACCTGTTAGTGCAATTCCGTAATAATTCAAGTTAGATTCATACAATGTGCTTTGATTCAATGCCGTCACTTTGCAGTCACCAGGTACTATTATTTTCTTGTGAATTGGCTTTTTCTTTTGCATTGGTTTCATCACACCTAACCGGATGTCAGTTCTAAGAATGACTATTTTATTGCCCCAACTTTGTTCCGCACTATTGACTAGCAATACTTTGTGCCTCTTTAATTGCACTGCTATTGCTCCTTGCCATGTTCCACCATCGTTAACCCAATACCAGCGGTCGGGCACTATTTGCTCTTCACAAAACACAGCTGACCAGCTTTGCCTACATTTTGTAATTGTCAATGGCTGGTCCATTCGATCTGCAGTGTGCACCAGGTTTGTCCCTTGTAACTTGTATAAAAACTCCTCTCTGGTATAAGTAGTATCCAGCTCAGCCCACACTTGTCCAGCTAAATCTTCACTTAATATCAATGATGGCAAGTTCTGCTGAGTCCAATCACCACAACCTCCATATCTTTTAAACAATTCATTCAATTCGGTTTGTGTTTCTCGGCTCAACTCCATTTGCACACATTTTTGCAAATTCAATGGTTTAGAACCCAATATGTTCACTTGTTTTAATATGCAGTGCCCTAAGCTGACACCACTAGTGATAAATACAGCAAATCCGGTTTCTCCTGTGGGACTTTTGTGTTCGAACCGCAATTTGCCATCTGGTAGTTTTATTCCCAGTGTCAAGTCCAATGCACAAATTATGGCTCTCATATCTTCTACCCTCGGGGTTGTGGCAATTTTTAACCATTGGTAACATTTTTGTAAAATGTGTGACGCTTTTTCTTCAGTTAGCTCATATTGCACCATGATTGCCATTGTTAACACTTCTTTGGCACATTCGAATTGACTTTTGGGCTCCAATATGGCTCGTACATTGTTCATGGATATGACCTCCATCGGGGGACCCCAATCGTCACTTGGCTTCAAATCGAACATGTTGAGTATTAACCCTGGTTTTGTTGTCAATTCATCAGTTACATCAATTGAAAAACCTGGAAAGTGCATCTCCGGAGTTTCTTCTGATTGTGTTGTGGTGAGTTGAGCGTCCTGTTCAACTGTCACAAGTTCAATTTGTGGCTCGTCTTCTGGATTGGCGGTTGCAATTTCAACCACTTCCACATCTGTTGTGGTCTGATCGTCCTCTATTATTGTTGGCGGCTCATTTGCTCTATTACTTGGTTGTGATGAGCTGCTCTCATCGCTGGTGCTTTTGTCATTATTATTAGTATTTGCACCCGCTATCAACTGTGGCAACTCCCTAGTTATTTGTGATCCCATGCCATGAGCCTTAATTCCGAGATGCGTTCTTAATTCCTGCCTCTCTATAACCTCAATTCCGGATGGTTGCTCGGGCATATCAAATCCGGCCTGTTCACCTCCATATGAGTATTCATACACTTTCCGAGCCGGCCTTTGCAATCTGGGCCCTTGGGGTGTGTTGCCCTTGTCACTAGATGTTGATGGTTGTCCACTGCTATGTTGGTGACAGGGTTGTGGTTCTGGTTGAACCTTTGAAAGCAGTCTGGTTGTTAATGTTGCTTCTGTTTCCCAATCACTCCACTTCAGTTTGGCTCTTTTCAGCATGCTCACGTCATTGTTTGTGTTTACTTCTAATGATTGTGTTGGCTCCCTTATATTGGCTAACAAATTTGTGGTGTGCTCGGCCGCTTTGTGCCATAGCACTGTGCTGTTAGAAATCAGATTGACATAAAATTTCTCTTTCCTCACTTGCGCACCCACTATTTTTGCATTTCTTGTCCAATTTGGCAACTTCTGCATCACTTGTTCTATTGGCATGGACAGTAATTTGGCTACACTTTCACCACATTCTAGCAATCTAACAGATTTCATCCAGGCTAATTGATCACCAAAATGTGGTTCAATAAAAACAACACAATCTTTTCGCAAAGCATTATGTGTTGTGCCACTTCCACCGTGTGTAATTACAACGTCAACACAACTAAACAACATATTGTAATTTGCCTCTCTCACTACTATGACGTTAGGTTTGTTCAATGGCTGTGGATAGCTCCCATCCACCACTATCATTTTGAATTGGCTGTCCAGTTTGTCTATTAACTTTGAAGTTAAATTTGCTCTAGTTTTGCCTGTCATAGACCCAAAGCATACAGCAATGCTTTTCATTTCACTTGCGAGAATGCAGAGCTCTTTGTCGCCCTCCTGAATAAAATCTGTCATTGTGTTGGCATAACCCATGCAACATGAAGTTTTGCATGTTCGCCACCATTTAGTCTTAGCTGGGTGTAGGTATACCATTGGGTTACCAACACCATGTACCATTATTCCACGTTCATTGTGCAATTGTAACATGTTTTGCCTCCATTCTTGTATATGTTTTTTGAATGGAGCAAATGCAGCTACACCTGCGATTATTTCCATTATGGTCATGCTGTCAGCCCTAGTTGTCATTCCAGCCTGTTGTTCCCATGGATAAGCCGTTGCAAACAAACAGGGTACTTTCAGCTTTTGAGCCAATTGTACCCCAATGTGTGTAAATGGTGTTTCAACCACCAAATCAGCACCATTCACGAACTGCATCAGCTGTTGGTGATTGAATTTAAACAAATTTTCTATTAATTCAAACATCTTTTTCCACACCTGATACAATTTCACCGGGTTCCATTTGGACCGTTCAGCACTTATGCATGTGGTTATCAAATCCTGAGAGTTCACTTGTAGCCCTAATGCCTCAAAGCCAAAATTGTTCACATAACCTACATAATCAGTGGGAACTAAAAATTTGCATTCTGCTCCCAGTTCTCGTATCACTTGACTCCAAGCGATGTATGGTTCAATATCACCTCTACTCCCTATGGTGCTGAAGATTACCAATTTATTTTCCCAAGTGCGACATTCGTCAGGGTACATCCAACGCATTTCATTTATCTCTTTTCTCAAATCATCTAATGTAAAGCAATCATTCATAAGTTCTTTACCTTTTCTAATCAAGCTTTCTTCACTTAACCATCGGTCATCACCCACACACGTCACAATGTTTGGTTGCGTTCTTAGCTCCAATTTTCTCGCCACATTCTTAATCACCCTTGTGACGGCTGTGGACATTTCGCTACTGTTGTATTGCTGTGACATTTCTGGCACTAACTTTGCTAGTTCTTCATCCCTATCCTTACCAACTCTTCTTGCTAACCTGCTCGTTAAATATGAAGTTGACACTGGGTTGCGCATGTGCTGCTCGTTGTTATCAACCAGTTCCACTCTATTTCTTCTAACTTCTTCTCCCCATGACATGCTATCTTTTATAGTTGACAGCACCTGCTTTACCTTTCTTCTTGTGTCGTCCAAAGTTATCTTGCCCATCTCATGTTGGTCTATGTCATCATGATAACATATAATGGGGTCTGCTGTGTCAATTTTGCTGATCCTAACAACTACTAATTTCTCAATGTTTTTAATGACATTTCCAACTGTTTCTTTGCCTACCGATGTGAACAATTCAATCAAATTTTCAACGGTTGTATCGAGTCCCAACCATTTGTAGCAGTCAGCCAACACTTTAACTAAAGCAAACCAAATTGTATTTTTTATTTTCCCCAATTGATCTATGGGGTGTTCTGTGCTACTAATTATGTCCATTACTCGTGCAGCTGCACTATTCAATTTAACACTTTCAACATACACGCACACACAACACTCCATCAGTTCAGTCACAAATTGTGGTTGCTGCGAGCTTCTAGAACTAATAGTGTATGCAACTGTATGGCTGTAGGTTCTTGCATACGCTAACAAATCATCTATTGTTGTACCTGGGCGCAACATTCTCAATGATAACGCTCTATAAAGTTTTAATGACATGTTTACTTCTTTGTACTCTATTGCTTTACCAGTGGTTATAAATTGCTTGAAATTTTTAATTTCTGGCATCTTGAACTTTACTAATTTTTGCTGGTTATCATGCATATTTGGTCTAACATATTTGGGCAACTTAGCCTGATTTGGTAGTAACAGGACTTTTACCATGCAATGTCCCAGTATTCGATTTGCTGAATGCATGACTAGTGTACCGTGTGGAGTTGTAACACATTGACCGGTTTGAAACATGGTCAACAATTGCCTGTTAATTATAGTTAAGTGGCTTGAGTTGTGATACCAGAATTTGAACTGATAACCATCTTCGCTGGCCACTCCAAATAATTGATTGTTGCGTTCTATCATTTGTGGCATTATCATATGCACACAAGTTTTGTTTCCATTCTTCATTAATTCTGCTAATTCATGTGGGTTGAGACGACATTGCACCAGTCCCATAAGCACATTTTGGGACATAATTTTCACCCTTTCATCTGCTTGGTTAGTGAACCATGGTCCCTTGCCTTCCTTGTGTTGCAACTCAATGCATTCCAAAATGTCCTGTTTGCCATTCCCATCCTTTTCTTTGGAACCATCCGTATTTTGCTTTCCAATACCATAAGAGTGTTCCATTTTTTCCATCATGTTATTGCAATCAGCTAGGTTTTGATGGTATCTAAATGCATATTTTTTGTCTGGGGGTGTGCAAAAGTTCGCCCAACTCGACGTCAATATTGACAGATATGGGTAATCAGTTATCATTTGACTCACTTCTCCCCTAGACAGCCCATTATAAAAATACTTGAGACATATTTGCTCAGTCAACATGTCAAATCCCTGATCAATTGTTTCACATCCCTGTTCTTCTATTGGCATACCATCACAATCTCGTTGCAACATTGGACCATAGTTTTGCAATTGCAACTTGCTAACAAATACTATGTGATATGTTTTCTTCATTGTGCTCAAGACTGCTTCACCCCTCTTTTCCACCAAAAATCTATTCACTGCTGTGTTGTTGGCTTCATGATAGCTTAAAGGTAAATTTAACGAATTAATTGGCATGTCAAAATCATGGCCCAACCCAACATTTGCAAGTTTCCCATTTAGTGTAATCAATTTAGCTATTACCCATGGCCACCTATTTAATTGCATCCAAAAGTAACGCTGCACCATGATCATTGTTGGGACGTAGGTCCATGCATATTTTGCTGCCATCAATTGATTATCACAACTAAACTTATCACCGAGTTTCATTATCACAAAGTTCACACCCTTGTATTTCACACCTATCGGACGACCCCTCAATGATCTGTGTCCTGGGGTGCTAGACTTTAATGGAATTTCGATATTTGGTGCATGCAAGGTTAATTCTTTCAAGATTTCTTCGTTTTCATGTTCAAAAATGGTACATGCTGAGCTGGACTCTCCTGTTTGTAATAGTTTCCATAAATATTGTGGAGCCACGCTAATACGCTCCAATAACATTCCCAATTCAAACCAAGAACATTTTAAAGCTTCGTCCATCTCCGCTAATAAATCTACATAGAGTGGTTCATTATCAATTTCTGCGTTTAATTCCACTACGCTAATATGCATGGCAGACATTATGCTTTGCAACAAAACTGGGTATGCAACACAATTTATTTTGATCTTCCTGACATTTCCCACTTTACGCTGAGGCGAGATGCGAAGCAACTCAATGTTATTACAAGTAAATTTTAATCCACTACATATCGAACAGCCACCAAATGCGGCAACTTTCACTTTTTCTCCTTGAATGTTTAATGTAAACATTCCACCTATATCATATTGCAATGTTGCCCATTCGCTGCACAATCTCAGTATTCTTGTTGAGGTTGGACTCAGGTGCAATTCTAATGCTATACTGCCACTTTCCAGTTTCACTTCTTCTCCATAATGCATGCATTGGTCATCACAAATTTGACACACATAATCCATGTCATCCTCAGTAACTACGCCCTCCTCCTTTAACATCCAATGCATTTCTCGCATTGATTTTAGCAAACCGTTTAGTTTTCCTGGAACATCAAACCTGTCTTGATTGAGTAGTGCTTTTAATTCATTTCCACCAAATTTTTCTTGTGCGTCGGCCATGAACGTCAACCAAGGGTACCACTGTTGTATTAATTGTGTCTGTTCATCTGTCAAATTTCTTTCAGTTTGCCACACTCCTGCATATGGCGCGACTTTGTTGTATGACTTTATTTTCAACTCCAATATAGATTCTTGTACCTTCTTACTTAACTCACCACCTGTCACAGTTAACTGCAATCCGTGCCCTGTGACAGTGATTATGGCCACAATTTGAGCTGTAGTACTTATGGTTAACTCAAATCCACCGCTAATTTCTTTAATTATGGTTGTTAATCTCACATTTGGCAAAGTGGCATTCACTAGTGCCAACACTGATGTTGATTTCATTGGATAAAACATTGGTGATGACGGGTTGAGTAGAGTACTTATTTGTTCATAGTTCAATTCTGCCAATGCTGGGTAATTTTTACACAGTTGTCTGTCTTGTATCAACCGGTTCATTTCAAGTTGTGCCAATGTGGTTGTCTCAATGTTTGTGACAGTTTCCTCTACAAGTTCCTCACTCAATGCATCCTCCCATTCATCTCCATCTGAATCCACTTCCCGTGCAATCCTTTTCCCCTTGTCGTCTGGTTGGTTGCTTGGTTCAACTCTCACAATTGAGAAGTGGGGTTCCCATTGCAACACCGTTTTAAACCAATCTCTGTGAGCTGGACGCAATAACAACAAAACTTCCGAGTATTTCTTTCCAAATGCGTGCTTGACCCATTCTTCTCTAAGACCTGCTTTGTATTTGTACAACACGCTGTTTTTCACGTTGAACATCCACCTTGGACTTTCCACTTGCAAACTGTAATACTCTCTTTCTTTATCAACAACTATTATTAATTTCACGCCCAACACAGAAATTGTCACCACGCCCGTTCTCTCGTCAGCAACCATTCTTGCTTGCTTCGGGAGGGTGTTTAACCATCTTTCAACAAAATCTTGCCATCCATCATAAATTAATAGCGGTTGTTTGCTCATGTTGTAGTTGTCCAAAATTGTGTCTATATCATTCATAGTCACGAATTTGTCATTGTCAAGCTTAGTTTCTGGTTGATCCAAATTGTACTCAACATGACTACGTACAGATTTGGAGCCTTCGCCTACTTCTGGGAATACTGGTTTAGCCATTGCTTCTTCATCAACACCAGATTGCAGGGCTTCCAATAACCTCTTTTGTAATGTTTCACTTTGTTTCTTTTCCTCAGATGGTTCACCTCCTCCGGTGATGTCTAGCTCAGTGCCCCGTAATTTGTCCAATAAAGTCATTTTGTTTGACACTTCTATACTGACCCACACCATGCTTAGTTTTGCTCTTGTGACAGCAGAAATTGCATATCGTTTGTCCATAAATATTTTTGAATTTCCACCTTCATTATATTGCACTACCATCACGTTATTGGCTTCCATAGATTGAAACGAATGTATTGTTTCCACTCTTTTATTAGGGCATAGACCTGCCAATCGTTGTTTGGTAAGGTTGTGGTGGGTTAAAATCACATCTGGGTCATGCTCTTTCACAATCTTTTTAAGCTGATCATTGTCCCACAATGGCAAATTTAAATCCACTAGCTTTGTGTCATGTTTTGCTTTGCTTGACAGTTCACCCACTATTGGGGATAGTAGTGCACAGATGCTAGCACCATATCTGTATGTTGTTTTAAGCGTGTGTTTGCTTATAACGTAATCTGTGATGTTGTCCAGTATGCGTTCGCCGCCCAACATGAATGTATCAATAGTACTTATCTGATGAGGGTCCCCGTACATAGTTAAAGAGCGTGGTAAATCCACCAATGAAAAGTACAAATCAAACCATGTGAACATGCTGCATTCATCAATAACCAAATCGTGAATGGGCAAACAGCTAAACGCGTATTTCTCATGACTCATCACCAAATTCTTTGGTCCACCTATTTTGATTTGTAAATTCTTTACCGCTGACGTTGTCTTTGCGATTGCAATAGTGCCATCAGTCCAATTAGTGGCGATCATAGTGCTTTTCCCACTACCAGCTGGCCCTATTATGCAATTTGAGGACATTACTAACTCTTTAAATTGATCAAACTTAACATGTGGCCTATTCAGGGTCATCAATTTTATTAGTCCACTTTTGAAACTCCGTTTGTTGATGTAAATTTTTATTGTCTGGGTTCCAATTGTTGGTGGCAACCAATCTAGACATTGAAATCCATCATTGAATTTCCACACTACTCTGTCTTGTATTCCAAACATGGTGTCTACTGAAATCACATCACCAGATTTTATTTTTGTGTCTTGTAACATTAGCAATCTTGTATCTTTTCCAATTTTGTGCGTTAGTGCAAACACTTTTACCCAAGCATCTTCTGATCTGGGTTCCACACCCTTTGCCTGTATCAACGTTTGCCTAAGCTGAATCACAGTGTTGCGCATTAATGAAGTTCTCAATTCATTTATGTCACAGTTATACATTGTGGTTATGTTTAATGGGCTTTCTAATTGATCCAACTCATGCAATGGCAGCGAATCGTGACACAGGCATTCAACTAGCCCAACATCTTGTTCACCTACTGCAAAACTAAACAAACCTGCACCTGGGTCATGTCGCCCAAGCCTATTATTAGACAGCATGTGCACGCCGTTTACAGTATTCATATTAATTTCCACTCGACCGAATTTTAACTGCGACAATTTTGGAACCGTCCGCTTGATTATTTGTAACACAATTTTGCATAATTCTTTATTTAGTTCTGTTCCTTGTACATCTGATGGTATTAAACTCAATTGTTTGTTAATGGTTGATTGTTTGAACATTCCTTTGTAACACGGTGTGCTTTCCAAATCCCCGGTTTGTACAACGTTGCAAGGTTGCCAATGTGGTGCTCCAGTCTCAGCTTCAAAAGTGTGAAGTATGCACACAAAATTATCTGTGGTTGGGTCCACTTTACCCGTTATTATGGCTTCTTCTGTTAATACTGCCACATTGTAACCTAACATGTTACCGTACTTTATTATTTGCAATGTTGAAAATTGTTGCTTGCAGTTCAAGGCTGATTGCATGTGTTCCAATGACAATTTAATTCCACAGCCATGTTCTAGTGCATAATATGCACACAACCCATCCCCACCGACTGACTGTGTGTTTATTGGTGTCAACAAATCAGGGTGGTGTTGCTGCATACCCATTGGAAAGTACTTTAACTCACTAAGCCCTATTCTGTCCTCAGGGTTTGGCTCATTGGGTAATGCCAATTGACTTGCAACAGATTCTGTGTAACCAAATCTTAAGTTGCTCACATAACTAAAATCAGTTAATCCTGTTAGCTCTAGCACTACCTTTTGGAATTCCCTGTCATTGGGTAAAATGATGCTTACATCTTCTCCTGATTGGTTAGTGGTTGGGTCTTCAGTAGGTCTCACGCTTGGTGCCATGTAACCAGGGGAACTTGTAGTACCACCATCCATTATTGTTGGTATTGACCGTTTCTCTCTTTCAGCCTTCCACAAACCTATAATTGATGACGGGGTTGGAGTTGGTTCAAATTGTGGTACATCCAATTCTTGCACTTCACCAGCGGTTGCACCAACCGATTGCGTGTGTTTTGGTAAACTAGTAACCTTATTTAAACCTTGGTACTTATAATTTTGAATTTTCTTTGCCATATCTCTTTGTGGTTCTGCGTACACTTGAGCGCCAATTGGTTGTTGAGCATCTGGGTGCTTGGTTATTTTGCTTGCACAGCATTTACATGGGTCAGTTAGTGCATTGAGTTTGCAGCACTTGCACTTGTGTGCTGCTGCCTCTCCTATCATTATGTGCCCACCTTGACACTTGTGTTGGCAAGCATGCGAGGTCGTGCCCACTGTGCAGCATTCACATCTAGATGAGTTAGGCAAGGATGTTACCAACCTACAACATTCACATAAATCTTCCAATGCTATAGGGTGGTCACACCATTGCTGATGGTGATAACAAACCCTCTCAGAATTTAAGACAGTCTCGTCGCATGTTGATGGCCATACATACACATTTGGGGTAAATACTTTACTCTGCCCACTCAGTGAATCCAATGTGTCCCAAAATGAGTCATTTATCCATGATGTCACCTGAGTTACTAAGTCATCTATCCTATTTTTAATGAACCCTTCTGGCAACATCTTTTGCCATAAATCTATTACTAGAGTGCCAGCTAGATCAACTGATATTAGTTTCGTCACTTCTATAGGATCCAATCCAAACACATTGGAATTGTTATTTAGCTTTAATGCTGATGAGACCCAAGCAAACTTACGCCTAGTGGCTGCGCAGGCCAGTAATGCATGTGTTCTGACGTCATCTGCGGTTACATGTTGATGTGATATGGTTGTTGTTTTTGTGGTGTATTTGGCGTGGGCATATCCCAATCCAAATTCTATTAATTTTTCAAATGATAATCCTCCTGTTAAATTCCTAGAGTACAATGCCCTGTACAATGCCAAGTCTAGTTTCATGGTTTTGTGGCACATTTTTGGAGGACCCAACACGTTCAACCAGCTTTCGACATCAATCATAGGCACCACAATATCCAGATGTGTTAAGTTCTGTGCTCCCACTTGCCTGGTCCGCAGACAATCCATACCATCAGGAACCAGTGTGGCTACCCTAATTATGTGATTGCCCAAAACTTTCACAGTTTGAACACTTATTTCGTTATGGCCAACCTGTATTAAATCGGCTGTTGACCACAATTTGGTCAATTTCCAATCATTTACATATGGTCTGTCATCACCTCGTAACACTGTAACCAATTTGTCTTCATGTCTAATCCATTCCCCTTGACCATGCGCCAATTTGCCATTCGTCCTGTCAAAATCAACTTCCGCTGTGCTCAAGCAAAAGAACAATTGTTTTGTACCAGTCCTGTTCATCAATAATATTACATCTGCTGGGTCTATGTCATACATTGCATCCACGCTAATTAACAGTGGTTGTTCTCCATCCAAACATCCACATTCTTTTACAGTGTGGTCGCAGGTGTTTTCTGTCAATGGTTTGTTATGGTAGCGTTCCACGTCTCTCCAATCCAGGCATGGTCCCATTCCGTGCCAACTATCATTGCCTGTTAAATTGGCCCTAGTCCCTATGTCCAAGATTTTCTTTCCTCGCTTAAGTTTGTCGCCCATAGTCACTGCACAAACTCTCCGTTCAGCAGCTAACATGGCATGTGGGTTTGGAGTTCCAGACATCGGTAAGAGTTTGTAAGCTGGAACCGCAATGGCCAACTCTTTCTTCTGATAGTCTGTCAATCCATTTGGCACGTAAATTGTTTTGCTCATTGCGCGTGACATGACTGACCTTAAATTCCTCAAATCTTGGTCTATCAACTTCGCCAACGTGGCTGCACTTAATGGTGGTTGCCCATCTAGTTGCAGTGTTATCTCTGCATTGTTGAGCTCAATAGCACCAACTCTCAGTTGTGTTATATCTACTACTTCTAACATACCCCACGCTATGCATTCTGGTAGCATTTTATCAATTAGTAATGGTTGCAAACACACACCGCACCTTGATTTTGTAAGCCCTTCAGTTTCGTCTAGTAGCCACACCAAATTAACAATACCGCAACACGCACAGGTCATTGCTGCTTCCACATTTGGTAGTTCCATAGCTTTATATCCATATGAAGAACCTATCTTATAAACATGCGGTGTCATGGAGTAATTGTTTGCACAGTCCAATAAAACCATGTTTATAACACTACCTCCAAATTTCTGTATTAGACCTGTTAGCAGACTAGATGCTGCTTCAGTCTTTGTACCATCTATCTTTGAGGGTGGTAATAGCATTGGCCTACAATTTGCATAATACATTTTACTGGGACCACCATAAAATGGTTCAGTGCTTTGCAATTGACTTTGCTGTAAATACTTTTTAACGTCTTCCTCAGTTACGTCAACGTGGCAATGTTCTTGTTCGAACAATAACATCATATTTCTAATTGTTCTAATGTCCACTTTGTTCAAATCAGGAACACACTCTTCTGGTCCAAATTGTACGAATTCCAACTCTTCTTCCAACCTATGTGCCATAACTGCGGGACATATAGTCTTTTGTTTACTTATTTTAAATTTAAATTTACTCCGCCTGAATGCTTTTCTGGCGGAGCAATCGTTTTTCTTATTTATTTTCTTCATGGGTATACTGTTTCCAGTACACCCATGAAGAGTTTGAGTTTTCGGGAGGCGAGAGCCACCCAATAACTGTAAAGCAAAAGGTCTAGACAACTTAGTAGTCATAAAACCTTAGTTGCGG